CCGTCACCGTGCCAGTGAACGTATCGCCAGCGAGGCTGGCTTTTTCCGCAATCGTAGCGTCATAACTTGATGCCGCTTTGGTCGCCATAGTGCCGAGGCCCAGATTGGACCGCGCCGTGGCTTTGCTGGTGAGCCCGGCTAGATTGCCGGCCGTATCGAGCATCACGTCCCAGTCACTGTCAGTGACATTGCGGCGTCGCAGCACCGGCGGGGTGGCACCCAGATCCATCCAGAGCATGCCAGCCACGGTAACAGTCGGCGCGGACGTCCCGGCATTCATCGACTGCAGCGCGGCGAGCACCTCGTTGATCCGGACCCGGACCGCAAGACCGCTGTCATTGGCAATGGCAAAACTGGTTGTCTGGGCCATCAGGCCACCTCGTCTGCATAAAGTCGCAACTGCGTCACCCGCGGTGTGAAAGCGGGATCAGCGGTACGCAAAATGGCGCGGGCCTCAATCGCCCGCGCCTCGATTTCATGATTGTCGATGCGACCCCAGGGGCCCCAGTTGGGGGTTGCCAGCGGATCATCATCGGTTTCGCGCACTTCGAGCACCACGTCGATATTCGCTCCCTCCGCCCCGTCAAAATCCGCCCAGCCGTCGATCGCAGAAGTCCGCGCATCGATCCGGTCCAAGAGTGCCAACGCGCCAACACCGATTTCAGATCGCAACCGCACGCGTCTCAATCCGCCGAAATCAAGACCCGCGCCGAACTGGTAGAAGCCTTCCGGATCGACAACATAAGGATTGCCCGCCGCATCCGTTGCCGTGATCAGGGTCATGGCGCTGCCGGCGACCGCGAGCCCGGTCTTGCTTCCCGGGAACACCGGATCCGCCTGCAACAGATCAATCGGAGCGAAAGCCAGCGCCTGGGCGCCTTTGGTGGTGACGCGTACATCCGGTCCCAGCCGTCCACCACTATCCTCGGCCCGGAGCAAGTAAGTTCCAGGCTTCAGCGGCAGGACTGCGATCGCTTCACCACCGGAAACCTGATCCATCGAATAGCTGTCAGACCAGGTGGCCTCAGCCTCTTTGCTGTGACGGATGACGATATTGCCACCCACGCGTACATCCGGATCAGCGGCCCGGTTCCATTTGAGGATGGCAAGCCCGCCCGCGGTTTGCAGGGTAAGGTTTTCAAGTGCCTGAGGTGGCACCGTCAGGCCGAGGATTTCCTTGGCAGTTTTTTTCCAGAGCGAGGAGACCCCAAGCACCGAGAGGGCTTTAACGCGGAACTCCCAATTGCCCGGCTGAATGTCGCGGATTTCCACCGTCAGCCCATCGGTGCGACCATAATCCTGCCAGACGCCGCCAACTTGCCGCGCTTCCAGCTGGTATTGCGCCACAAAGCCGCTAGGCGCTGCGGCCCAGTTGAGCCGCGCCAGCACCTTCACCCCGCCGCCATCGCGCGTGATGTAAAGTTCTTCAGTGATTTCCGGCAGGCCAGGCGCGGGGATTTCAAAGGCCGTCGGCAAGGAGGTCCGCGGAGCTGCGGCGTAAATCGCTTCTTCGCCAGCGTCCCAAGAATAAACCAGCGGCGAGGTTTCCCTGAGGACCAGTTCGGGCAACAAGAGCGCGCCATCGCCGGAGGCAGTCAAATCGAGCGAGACACCATGCACGTCGAACGGCTTGGCGGCAAAGCCCCAGCGGTCATAAGACAGTGTCGCTGTTTCCCCAACTGCCGCGCGCCAGGCCGAGAGCTTGCCATTGAGCCGCACGGTCATTTGTCGCCGGGCGCGTTCAAGCTCGATCTTTGCCAGACGCTGCGCCATCGAGGCCGAGATGGTGAACGGGAGCGCAATATCTCTCCAGATCCGTTCGCCGGCATCCTCAGTGCGGTACACCTCGCTTGTCACCGCCGGGAAGTCATCCGGCTGCCAATTGTTTTCCGGACTGACGAACTGGCCGCGCACTGCATTGAAGTTGGCGGATCGGCTAATCCGGGTTGCCAGCGTCAACCCACCTTCGCGGACATCGTCTGCCGTCAGGGCGATTTCCGGCACGCGGTAAACACCAGCATGTAATCGCCAGGCACCGCCCTGCCAGGCGCAGCGTCCGGCCATGGCCGACAGCATGCCTTCGATAATGGTTTTCGGCGGCTCAGAGAGCGAGATCACGCCATTGCTGCTATAGCGCGGCTCGGTGCCGCCCGAAGCCAGTGGCACCACCTCGTCGCAATTATTGGCAGACTCAATCAGGCTGTCCTCGACGAGCCCGTCCTCAGCCCCGATCGCCGCGCCAATGCCAAAGGCGACTTGGGCCATGTAATCAGCCAGACAGAGTGCTACATTCTCTGTGTAAACATACGTGCCAGTTCGCGGGTCCAGGATATCGTCCTTGCCCTCGATATCGACGGTGATGTTGGGAATCCCACCTGGAAAGGCATCCTGGTCATACGTGAGGCGTAGGGAAATTGCCGCACACCCCCTTAGCCGGTGATCCTCGGTCCACATTTCCGGCAGTTCGGCTTGCAAGCCATCAAACGCGGTCTGGTCCGTGGCCCCGAGGCGTTTTTCAACCACGACCTTATCAGCCCAGCGTCCCTGTGCGCTGCCATCTTCAGCGACCGCTTCTTCACCTTCAAAATAGACCGCGCCAATCGATCTGACCCGGTGGGTTGCGAGCACGATCACCAGATGCAGGGTTTCGTCTCTGGCGCCCGACGCATGCAGAAAGACAATCACCCCGCCTTTTCGGGCGCGACCATAGACCATGTCGCGCGGCATCACCGGCTCGCGCACCGTCACCGCACGGGCCTGCAGTGAGACCTGTGGTTTTGGCATCAGGGCTTGCGAGGCGTAAGACAGCAGCAATGTACCGCCGAGGCGCACCAGCGCCGCGCCGATGCCACCGGCGGCCAGCACGCCCGAGATTGCCCCGGCGACAGCCGTGATCGCACTTACGATGAAGGGCATTTCAGGTTCTCCAACCCAGTCGACAACTGACAAGCGGCAGCAGCGTCAGGCCAACTGGTGCCAGAAACGCGCCCCGCGCGCCGACACAGACGCCAAAGGCGGGATTATCGCCGCCAAGCAGGATATCACCCCGCTGAGCCAGAAGTGGTGTTACGAGCGGGTCGCCGAGCAACGCGCGTCCCATGTCCTCTAAGGTCTTCCAGCCGAGGCGCCGCATCACGCGTTGCGCGCCAAGGGCGGTTGCGTAGCGGCTCCGCCATTGGGCCGCGATGTCTTCCCCGCCAATCAGATCCCGGCGCAAATCGAAAGCCCAGGTAGCACAGTCATGGCTCCCCCAGGTAAAGGGGCGCTGACCTGCCTCCTCGATCGCCGTAAAGAGGCGGTTCTCCCAACCCTGTTGTTTCAATCCTGACATTGCAATTGACCACGTTTGGCGCAGCAGCATAATGGCCCGCATGCGCGCGTTTGATTTTCCATATGAAGTTGTTGAAGTGAGCTGCCCGGAATGCGGCCGCCATGGCCGTTATTCCAAAGCGAGATTTTGCGAGATCGTCGGGCGTGACACCCAATTGCCAAACGCGCTCGCCATTATGGCCAAAGACTGCGAACACCCGCGACCCAGTGTGAGCAATATCAACGGACGGTGTCGGGTCAATTATCCGCAGCTTGCAAATCTGAACGCCGATCCAAAGACGAAGACCTGAACCTCATCCGCGCCCCCAGGTGATTTCGCGATCCTGAATCGCGGTTACATATTCAAAACCGCGATCACCGGGATAAAGGCTCTGCTGGCTCTCATGGGTATAGCGCCAGGACCTCGCGGTATTGAGATCAATCAACCGGCTTTCATAGCTGATGGTGATCGTGCAGGTGTTCGCGTCATCAGCAATTTCCGGAACATCGAGCCGTCCGGAGAAAGCCTGTACCGGATCGGCGATGATTTCACCTGTCTCCGTCAACAATCCCAGCCAAAGCCGCCCAGGCAGACCTTGCCTAGCTTCCGCAATCGCCAACTGCACAAGATCAAGCGGTACGCCGGAGAGCGACACGGCAGTCCCACCGGCCACCACTTCTTCGGTTTCCTCAATCGACCCTATGCCTAGAAGGGAGCCTGCCCCAGACCAGGTGCGCCCGTTCCAGCTGACATCGCCAAGGCCGGACCAGAGCCGGACCCAGCCCGAGGCAAACTCCCCCTCAAAGAAAATCACTGGACGTAGGTCCTGATCCGAAAGCGCTGCAACAAAAGCAGCGGTGGCATTCCGGTTCATAGCGCCTCCCGCGCGTTCAGGGTAAAACGAAAACTGTCAGCCCGGCCAATCCTTGTCGGCACCGGGCTGGTCAGACGCAACAGAACCGCCGGGTTTACAATTTCAACGGCGGCACCCTCCGCGGGTGAGGCCCGAAGTTTCGGGGTAAATTGCAAGTTCGCCTGACCTGAGGCATCGGCCACAGCGTCTTGCGTCACCTGGTAGAGTCGGGTTGTGGCGTCCAAGCCCAGCTGGAACAAATCGCCCGCTTGCAGTGCGGCCACAGATGGTGCCCAGCCAAGTGTCACCAGCGCGTTGCCAGTCTGACCGGCGCCGCTAACAGCCGGATTCCCGACAAGATCGGCCTGATCAACTGAAGGATCGCGAAACAGGAACCGCCCCCGCATGCCGCCAAGGGCCGCAAAGAAAGCAGACAGGCGCCGACCGTTCCGACCTTTCATAAGAGCCATCTCAAAGCTGTACTCCCACCATTCGCCACCCCAGTCCTGCACCTGTGCCGTGCCGGTGAAAGGTGAGGTCGCAGCAGCCGTGGCGGTGACCAGCCGCCGTTCCAGCGACTGTACCAGGGTCAGGGGAAGCTCCGGGATCACAGGGCCTGTCCGCGACGGCGCCCGTCGGCCACGCTTTGTTTGGCAATGCGCGCGATCTCCGGAATGGCGGCCCGCAGTTTGGTATCGATCTGCTCGGCGACACCGGTTTGCGCGCCGCGGGCGTCAATATGTACGGTCACACCACCTGAAGCGTTCCCAGTGACGCCCCGCGCGACCTCCTGTCTCGACAGCACCCGCTCGCCGCGCTGCAAAATAGTCGGCACTTCGTCAGGCCGGAGGCCCGCCCAACCGCCGCCATGCAGTCTCGGCGCTCCGGCAAAAGCCATGGCCGGAACGCTGCGCGAGGGCGCCGCTCCGCCAACCATGCCGCCATCATGGAAAATACCGGCAAAGACCGATCCAAACGACCCCGACAGCCAGTTTGCAATCGGGCCAAGGATGTTTTTCTTTAGCGCAATCATCGCCAGATCAGCCAGAATGGAACTGGCAAGGCTTTTGAAATCAAGCTTGCCGGTTTTGATGAAGTTTTTGAACGCAGATTCCGCACTCTTGAACGCCCCCGTAAGGGTATCGCCAAGCCCTTTGCCGATATCAGCCGCATTGGCGGCATATGTCTTGAGAGAAGCTGAGGCGGTTTCCCAGGCCGTTTTGGCGATTTCAGCCGCCTTTTTGGCAGCGCCACCCGCTTTGTTGACGGCTGCTACGACCCGTTCGGACGCTTTGCCGGTCCCTTCAAGCGCATCTTCGCTGTCAGCGTCAGCCCCTTTCAACGCATCGCGCAATGCCTGCACGGACCCAAGCGGCACCAGAGCCGCGTTCGCGGCCTCACGTGCAGATGCCGCTAAATCATCCGACTTTTCTTTTGCTGCAGTTGCCGCCGCCGCCATTTCATAAAACGCCGATCCCGCTTCAATAGCCGCCCCACCAAGTTTGAGCGCCACGGCGTCCATGCCAGGCACATCGCGCAGGCCACCGGCGACCGCATGCAGAAAGTCAGCCCATTTCTGTTGAAGGACCGAGAGCATGCGTAACCAGCCGGTCTCGATTGTGGCCCAGACAGAGGCAAGAGATTTGCCAAGTGATTGAGCGCCAAGTTTGATCCGATCCCAGACCTCGATGGCCACATCCTTCAGCAGCCGCAGCGCATTTCCAAAACCACCAGCACCTTTGACGAGACGGCCAAACCAATAAATCAGTTCCCCAGCCCCGACGATCAGCGCACCGATGCCGGTGCG